CTCCCTCAGACTTAAGAGGTGCGGCTGCAAAGCCAGCTAGTTTTGTTTCTTCTTCAAAAGAACGGTCTGAAGATTCAGTTTCGTAAATCTCTTTATGTTCTTCTCCGTAACGCGCATATTCTAAACCGAATAGTGCGTTAAGTCCTGGTAATAGCTCCTTAAGGAGCTGGGCTCTTGAAATTGCCATAATTTATTCTCCTTAGTTATGCGGTACCTAAACCACGGTCATATGAGTGAATGCCTGCGTTAAACTTAAGTAATAAGTCTGTGAATGCATCACCCACGGTTGAAGTTGGACTATCTACAAAGTCAACAACACGGAAAGCAACAGTTGCTGTTGCTACTGTTGTAGCGTCTACTGCCATTGTAGAATTACCAGTGGTAGTATCACCTGATGTTGTAGGATTTACAACAGCGTCGAAATTAGTATTCATCCCTAGCCCTGCTTGGGTCACTGCTGCGTCCGCTTGTGCTTGAAAGACTACATCTGGGTCGTCAATAATATATGCTAAGGCATCTGATGCTACTGTGCCTGTTGGCCAGCTTTGTCTAAACACTACTGTGCCTAGATTTGGGTCTGTGTAGGTACAACCTACAAAAACACCAATAACACCAACTGGAAATGGGTCACCGTTAGTACCTTGGTCTCGAACAATAACAATTGTTCCAGCGGTGTTAATTGCAACAACCGAACCATTAAATATATTTTCTGCTAAACCAGAAGCAATCGGTAATAGGCGTGTAGAGCCCGCGTACGGGGTACCACCTATATGGTTTACTGCTCTTAGCCCATAGGGCGTAGCTGTAGTTGCCATGATTGTTTCTCCTTATTTATTTCCCCTTTCCAAACTTAGTACCACCTGTTTCTTGACCTTCAGCAAATTTAGGCATACGCGGATCGTTTTGATTCATGTATGCAGCATCTACTGCTTCGGTCTGTGCCCGTGTTTTATCTTTAACATAGGCTGATCTTTGGTCTATAAGTTCTTGAGGAGCTTTACATAATAGTAAACCACCAATTTCAACACCATCTTTATAGTTGGAATTAGGGTCTACCGCTAATTGAATCTCTGGGTGTTCCGAATGTTTTACCGGTTCCCAGCCTTCACGCATTTTTGAAGAGACGTTCATGTTATCAGGTTCATTTAATAAAGAAACTCTGACCCAACGATATGCCCATCCTGCTTGTTTATCAAACTCCGGTAGGAGTGAGGCAGGTTGCCATTTCTTTGGTTCATCTTCTCTTTCTTCTGTTGCTCTTGATTTTCTTTTTATTGCCTTATCCATTTGCGTTCTCCAATTTAATCATTTCTTTTGCATATTGCTCCGGTGTTAACTTAAGCTTTTTAGCGAAAGCAACTTGTGTTTTCGACAATCGTACTTTTTTTGGCGCGGTACTTCGCGTTGCCGGTGCTACTACATTAGAAGGTTTGCGTTGGCTAGGTTTCACCTCCTCCAACGAAGTTTCCCCAAAATTTTCAGGGAATCGTTTTTGCATCGTTTCGTCAATACGATGGTAATACACATCAGATGTAGGATCTATCCCACTTCTAACTAATTTTTCATGTACTCCTAAAGCTAAAGATGTCATTTCTTCGTCTTTACCAAACCACTGATTTTTTTCCTGCCATGCTGTGGCACGAGAATCAGGGGCTGGAGCTTTTGGTTGTAAGCTTTCTAAGTTCCTTTGTACACTATTTTCATCCTCTTGTCTATCATATTTATATTGAGGTTTGATATTTTGTGCGGAAGAAACTTTATATTGAGCTTCATTCATCGCTGCTTGAGCTTCAATAATTTTTTCTGTATCTCCAGAATCATAAGCTTCACGATAATCTCGTTTAGCTACTAACAAATCTGAAGTATATTTTTCTTGTAAAGTTTTTAAATAATCTTCTTCTCCTGAACTTAAAGTAGTTCTGAGTTGTTGATTTTCTCCTAATACTTTTTGTGCATAATTAACAGCTTCTTCTTTTTCGCGAGCTGCTTGTTCTTTAGCTCTACGTTCATCATGCCACACTTTTTTAAGTTGTGCCATTCTTTGCTTAACACGCTCAGAATAATCTTCTAAAGTATCAGTTTCTAGTTTCTCAACCATTTCTTCAGGTAAAGGATCTTTATTTTGATCTTCAGGAGGAGTGTCGTCTACTTCTTCTACTTCAAAAAGTTCTTCTTGTTTAGGAGGAACGTTAGGTTTCTGCTCTACTCGTTCAACATCTGCGGTAGATTTTTCAGGCTTAGCTTCTGCTTCTTTTTTGCCCTCATCTAAATCTACTTCTAATTCTTCGCCTTCCATTGGTTGTACTTCTTCGTCAGGCACTTCATTTATAATTTCAGCCATGTTATTCTCCTATGCGCGTTCGTAGCCGCGTGGGTCATCGACCACTGCTTCTACGGTATCGTCGTTAATAATGCGGAATTCTTTTCCGTGAATTTTAATTCTTGTCCCTGCATAAGCACGGGTAATAACGAAGTCACCTTCTTTACACCACGGGCCTTCTGGAAACCTTTCTTTATCTTTGTAAGCTAAATCTCCTAACTGCATAACAAATAAAACTACAGTTGAATGCTCTTGTATTTGTTTTACAGATTCTGATTTAAGAATACTACCATCATAAGTATCTTCTGCTTCAGGCACCATACATAAAATACGATAGCCTTTAACATCAGGTAGTTGTGTAGTAAGTTTAGCTAATGCTTCATCCTCACTTACTTTTTTACCTTCAGTGGTAGTTGTGTTTTTAGGTTTTTGAATAGGTGCTCCAGAACTGGAGACTATTGTTTTGTCCGGAGTAGCTATGCTCATTTTTTACCCCTTTTTGAATCTATTTTAACCACACTGTCTGTAGACGTAGATTCAAAATCTTCATCTTGTTTTTGGTGAACAGCAAGCATCTCTGCAATAAGATTTTGGACAATCATATATCCTTTTACTTCTCCAACTGCATGTTGATAAGCTTCAAACTTATCAGTTCCCCTACCCATAGCTTCTAATAATTCTTTGCGTCTTTCTTCTATCTGGGTGGATAGAAGCATAAGCGTTTCTTTCTCTGCCATTTTTTATTCCTTTATATTTAGTTGAGTTTCATCCTTAAGTTTAGTTTCTTTTACCTTAGTTGCATTACGCAACTGAGATTCCTTTTCCCGAAGAGCTACATCTTTATTTTTCTGAACAACATCCACGCCCATCTTAGCTCCTTCAAGTAATTCTTTTGCTTTAATTTGTTTATCATCAGTAACTGCTTTAGCTCCTAGTTGAGCTCCTGCAATTTGTTCGTTAGATTCAATTCTAGCTTTTTCTAAAATCATATCTCGTTGAACATTAGTTGATAATTTTTCTTGCTCTAGCATTAATTTAGCTTTATCAAGTTCAATGTCAGCTTGTGTTTTTTGAACTTTCATTCTTAGTTCTTCCTGTTGCATTTGAATCAGCGGATCTTCTTGTAATTTTTGTGCTTTTCTTTGAGCTGCATCAGCTTGATTCAGTTGTAGTAGTTTTTGTGCTGCACCAGCTGAAAGTCGAGCTACTTGATTTTGAATGTTTTCTGGCATTACTTCGTCTTCTTCTGGAAGTGGAACACCTAATTGTTTTTCAATTTCTAGTCTGTATTGGAAAGCTATATGTTCTGCTAAATGAGCTTCCATCGCTGCCTGCATTTGAGGAGCTTTTGGATTTTGCCCTACCATTTCACGCACGAGGGGGTCATCTCTAAATGTTCTATGTACTTCAATATGAGCTTTGTGATCTTGAAATAAAAATGCTTTAACAGGNCTACCATTAATCATATTCATATTTTCAGATACTGGGTCTAGTGGTTTAGCGTCGTCGTCTGTAGGAATAAGTTTGNCAATATTTTTAACCCCTAATACTTCAAGCATTTGTTTATTAAGTTCTTTTAAGTCATAAATATCAGGGTTTTGTTGTGCCATTTGCATAACAGCTTGATACTGCACAACTTTCTGTGCCATAGTTGCAGCATTTGGATCAGCTACAGGAATAAGTTGGACTTTATTGTAGTCTTCTTGTTTAGCGCCGGGGGTTCCTGTTGCAGGGTCATATACATAATTAGGGTCTGTATAATCTCGTATTAAAATTTTAAGTAAATCAAACTCTTTTTTCATTGAGTAATAGATACGAGCATTAACTGCTGACATTACTTTAAGTGTTCGTTCGAGTATAGCAAGTGTAGAACCTACAGGAGAATTAGCTGACATATCCGATACTTTCATATCTGCAGCAGAAGCAAAGCGTCTACCTTCTTCAATAATTTTATCCATCAAAGCAGCAAGCACTTGACTTGGCTCTTTATATGGTAATGGCATTAGGTTATCACGCAGTGTGCCCGCCGGAGCGTCTACATCTCTCCACTCTGCTGGACCAATTGGTGTATCATCACCTTTAATACGTAAGCCTCTTGCTTTAAAACCACCTGGGAGATTTGATAATGTACCTGCGTCAACTAATTGTCTTAATAACATTGTTCCTGATTTGGAAAAGCCACCAATCAAATGAATCAGACCAAAGCAATAGAAACCAAATCCTGGAATATATCCATAATGAACAAAGTGTTCACGGCGTTTTTGTTGACTATCTTCTTGTTTCCAATTACGTCTAACAGATAAAATTTCAGTTGTACCTTTATCAATTGTAACTATATAAGGTAACGCTATTCCTGTTTTACCATCATCATCTTCGTCTTCATAACCTTCTAAATCAAGGTTAACATTCATTTCTAATATTTTATAGCGGTCATCATTAGTAGCATC